GAACCAGCACCTGAACCAGCACCTGAACCAGCACCTGAACCAGCTCCTGAACCAGCACCTGAACTTGAATCACATCCAACACCAGAACCTGAACCTGAACCTGAACTTATATCACAATCGAAATCTTCTGATTCGCATAATGAATATTCTGAATCAGAATCTGATATTTCAGAACTAGACTCCCATTCATCTGAATACCATTCTGCAGCTTCTTTGTCATCTATATCATAACATTCTTGAAATGTATTTGATTTCGTGTTATTACAATGGGCTTCTTCTCTAACATTTTCAATTAATTTTGACCAATGTTCAGCAGGTGGTAGTACAAAAGGAAAAGTATCCATTAATAATTTTGTATTAATGACTGGGACACTTCTCCAATTGTCAAATAAAAAAGAAATTTCATCTAATAATTTTGATTGATTAACTGGATCATCGTTGCAATTCTTCATTGACTAAGAATAATATTATAAAAATGACAGCAATTATAAATTTACTTATTAAGTCAATTGATGTAAATAACTAGATGGGTAGTATATTTTCATATGAAAAAAAAGAATACGACCAGTTTGAAGATAATGGAGTTATATACGAATCAGATTCAAGTGATGAGTTAACACTAAATGATTTATATATATTAAATTTACTTGTACAGATTGATACAGATGTGTATGAATAACGATTAAATTTGCTCCGTTGGCGCAATAGGATAGCGCGTAAGACTTCTAATCTTAAGGTTGCGAGTTCGAGTCTCGCACGGAGTATACTCTATTTAATAAATGGCTTGCGTAGCTCAGTCGGTAGAGCGCTGGACTTTTAATCCAGTGGTCGTGGGTTCAAGCCCCACCGTGAGTATTTTACCAATTATTAGTGTGCTTTATTTCACTTTTTTGACTTCGTGTTCGTATAAGTATACTTCTTGGATTTTTTTTTTCTTGTAAAAACATATTTCTATAGGTCATGTGATGACGGTATATATTTACATAATGACTTTGGAGAGAAACCCATGTATCTACAGGAGCATTGATGGGTAGTTTCTCTAAAAGTTTTTGTGCACCTTTAGGTGTTATCATATAAGAATTCATCAATACAAAACTATTGACTTTAGATATATCTTTATTAATTTGTTCACCATCATCACCTTTATGAAGCCAAAAACCTAAAAGAAATATATCCCAATCAGAAGGTATTTTAGATAAATAATAATTTACATTTTTTTCTAAATTCGGATCTATTCGTATTGCATCATCTTCTAATATAAGAATCCTTGATTCAGGTTCCATTTTCGATATTTTTTTCCATATATTATAATGACTTAAGGCAACTCCAATTTCACCGGGTTCCATGTTGATATAAAAATCTTTATTTCTATATTTCCATTTTCCGTAATTCCATTTTTGTGTAATTATGTTATTCTTAATTTCATTATTATAATCATATGTTTTACCATGTATCGCTGGGTATCTTATAACTTTATTCTTAAAATGAGGTATGTCTTTAAAGACACTCCAGCGTCTTTTACCTTCTTCTGTATTTTTAAGATTTATAACGTATGCTAATGTCCAAGGTGAAGTTGTATTTTGGTATTTATAATAATAATTTGAATTTACTAGGTATAAACAAAATATAACAATGATTGCAAGTAAAACAAAAATAACAGTTCTGACCATTTATATTATAAAATATAAAATTGGAATAATATAAGAAATAATGATTTGTAATCCTAAACCATCGTTAAAAGGTTTAAAAGAATCTAATTTGGAAAATAGATTGAAAAATTTGTCACCATGTTTACAATGGACCCATAATGATGATGAAGATGAAGTATTGGGTGAAGGTACATTTAATATTGTATATGAAGCAACAGCAACGTTTCATTTGAATAAACAAAATGTGGTAAAAGATGTTGCAATAAGAGAATCTATAAAACCTATAATATCAGAGAAATTAAATAGTTACAAAAATGAAATTGCAGATGCTGTAAAGCTTGGTAATTTAAACATAGCACCTATTATTTATGATGCTTATTTTGAGAAAGAATCTAATCAGATTGTAAGATATATGGTTATGGAAAAATATGACATGACATTAAAAGAATTACTGTTGTTTAATAGGTCTAAAAATATGTCAACAGAATTTTGGAAGTCATCTGCAGATATAATAAAAAAATTAATTGAAAAAATGGCAGACACGGGTTTTTATTGTATAGATATAAAACCAAGAAATTGTGTATTTAAAAAGGCAAATAACGAATATAGAATGATAGATTTTGATAGGAACGGTTGTTTAGAAGAAAAGAGTCTTAATAAGAATGAAAAATGTGCAGTTATGCTCTATCTTATGGCGATTCATCTTGGATATAGTCATAACAGACAAAATATATTTGCCACGATAGCTAAAGACCTAATTAAAAAAGACAAAAATTCACTAGAATATGCATTTGGTTTACCGAAATTGCAAAAAATTTGCAATCATTACTTTAGAACCTCAAAATTTCATGAGCTTTCATTTTTTGCACTTCGTGATTAAATAAGTATTTTATAAAAATGAAAATGTAACACTATAATTAATATTATAGTCATGAGGATCATTAAATGTACATTAATTTGTTTTGCGTCTTTATGTATGGGGTTTGTATTTAAGAATAAATATGTTGTAAATAATCTTGCTTGTATAGATGCCGTAAAAAAAGATCCAAAAACTGGTAAAATTTATATTGGTGAACCAGAACCCGTTGATGAGATAAAAGATATTCTAGGAAAAATTTTAGGTGGTATTGACAAAACTATTGACAAAGTTTTTGGACCGGCTCCTATTCCAATACCCGTACCAATACCCGTTGAAGATGAACCGATTGAAGATGAGTGGGAGTGTAACTGTTGAACGTAAGTTCATCTTACGATGTCATCATGATATTCAATATAAACATTTAAAATTCATTCAATACGACTGTTAAGTTTCTTTCTTCACTTAGCTCTACAAACTTTTTCAATCTATTTTTTAAACCTCTTGCTCTTTTCATACGCCATTCAAGTTGTAAAGCAGGTATCTTTTCACCAACTTCTACATATGCTAGTATTCTCCATGGTCTATGAGAGCGAGTTCGCTTTGCACCAGAACATAATTCTCCATTGTGTTGACGTAAACGTCGATGAACATCTATTGTTGCCCCAATGTATGTATTTTTACCTGTAACTCCAATTAAAATATAACAATACCAACTATTACAGCTCATTGTTTATTTATTAATAGACCATATCTATATTTTTTAACAGTGAATTAGTGTCTATAGTTTTGGTTATACAAATGATATTTATTTAAAGTTAAAAATGAAAGTATATGAATAATTAAAAGTATAAAATGAGTAAATTTTCCAGAAATAATACGTTACAATCTAGACGATTACCACCTTCAGATACATTTGAAGAAAGAAAACGTCGCAATACTATATGCTTTAAGCCTGATTATAACCCATGTGATTTAAGAGTTCAAGTTGGTTATGGTGTCTGGCCACGTTTTCCCTATTCAATAAAGGAAAACGATGTGATACTTGTACCTGCTTTATTTCTTAATATATTCTCAAATTTGAATACTGCATATGATGAATTGATGAATGAGATGAATTATGATGAATTTTGTGCATGGCATGGTAACAACGAACTGGATGGAACTCATTGGATAATGAATGACCGTTCTAAATGCAAAGATAGAAGTTTATTGTTTCATAAAGTAGTTGATAGAATTGCAAACTATTTTAATATGGATGTTCATGCGACACGTTTCAATTTATATGAAAAAGGTGATGAGTGGAAACCATATCATTTTGATGCTGCAGGAATAGATCCTGAAAAGGCCAAAAAACAAAACATAACTATAGGTGTTTCTTTTGGTGCTGAAAGAAGTATATCATTTCAACATGCAAAAACAGGTACAACAACAGAATTTGTATTACAAAATAGCATGTGTTATGGCTTTGGAAGGAAAGTAAATACAACATGGCGTCATGGAGTACCACCTAAATTAAATGAGACAAAGGGTAGAATTAGTATTATATGTTGGGGGTTTTGTAATCAAAATGAAACATAAATATATAAATAAACATTATGAGAATTATTAATAATGTTTCAATATTCTGAATTTAAGGAATTTCTTGATGATAAAAAAAGTACAAAAACAACAAATAGTAAAAAAACAGTTATAAAATCATTTTCTGGTTTTCAACAAAATCAAGTATTAAATGCTTGGAAAAAAGCATGTGCAATGAGTGATTATGAAACTTGTTGTCGTTGGGCTATAGAAATGATTTTATCAAAATGGAATGAGCTTCTCTGGGAGAACGTTGTTATTTTTTGTGCTAAAAATATACATTCTCATAATCCAAAAATTGGTTTATTTTTATTAAAATTTAAATCAGATTACCCACAGTTTTTATCAGACAAAACCTTATCAACAGATCCAACAATACGTCAGGCTATAGCATTTTTAATGGGGGTTATATCGTATTCACCTAAAGGTGTAGTATACCCAATACCATGCATTCATATAACCGATGATATAATCGAAAATGCATTTTCCAAGTTAAATTCAACCGCCTTATCACAAAAAATCAAATCAGTTACTATAGTTGGAGATTCTCATATACTATGTGCATTAATACAAGCATGTATGAATCATGCAAGTAATAATGATTTAAATAACTCATTTAGAATTTTAGGGTGGTTATTATTTATAGAAAAATCAAAAAAATATAAAAACAACATAACAGCTGGAAAACGCAAATGGAAAGGTATTGATGAGAAGGATTATGCTGATTGGTTATTTTTATTTTGGGATATTTGTGTTTTATATATACCAGAGTCAGGTGCAAACATAAAGCTTGATTCTATTATTAAAGCTTGGAGAGTATTTTTTATAGAAAACTACAAAAAAAGTAATAGAACATCTAGATTATCTATAGTGGTTAATGTTTTGATATTGTTATCTCAAAAGAATTTTGTTAATTCTCCATGTATAAATAATGAACATATCATTCAAAAAGCCTGTAATAATATTGATAAGATGTATAATACAATTATAGATCGACGCGTCGTTTAAATGATAATAAAAATTCTAGATTTAATAAATAGAGATATACAAATGTATTTACCAGATGAATTATGGAACAAAATATACATGTATACCGTGGTTGTAGATAAACATAGAAGTAAACTATTATTAGATATTAGAAAAGCCTATATGATTAAACAAATCGAGAGACAATATAGAAATGATTGGATTGTTGACAATGATGTATCTGAATGGCTATATAATGATATAATGTTATGGTTGAATGAAGAAAAAGCATCATTATTTATGATAACTAATAAATTAAAGGAATTTTGTAGTAGAAATTTTTACTTAATAATTGAAGACAACGATGACATTGATGCAATGGAAATTTTTTTATTAAATCTTCCGTATATGAGCATATTTGCAAGTAAAAGCAAAAGAGATGTAATAAATTCAAAAAAGTTGTGGGACTATATGGTTTATCATTTAAAAGAAGATGAAACATATGAATTCCATAAATGGGTTAACAAGTTACGTTTATTTCAAGAAAATGAAGGTTTGTATGAATAATTTATATTATTTTGTCTTCAAACAAAAAAGTTTTCTCCAGAATGTTTTACATTCCTTTTTTCCACATAGACAACCATCATTATTCATATCTGCATCGTTATAAGCTTTTTTTATATGATCAAAAGTCTTAACGATGATTGAGGTTGTAGCCATTAATATAAGTTCTCCATTATCAGACAAGAAAAAATCAATAACATATTTTTCTTGATCGTTTATTTTGTTATAATTCAAATCTAAATATTTTGTTAGAGCGTATTGGATTACTTGAATTGCAATAATTGCTTTATTATTACCAGTATCGTTCACAATTTCCTTTTTGATAGTATTGTTAACATCTAATTCCTTACATATATTCGAGAATATCAATAATACATTTTTATGGTTAATACCATCTTCTTTAAAACCACTTACAATAGTATTCTCTAATATAAGGAAGATCTTTGTAGAAGTATCTCTAGTTGACTCAAAGCTAGGAACAACATCGTTTGTTGATGTCATTTTAATAAATTTTAATAGTGTTTTATGTTTATTATATTATTAATATTTGGTAATTAATAAAAATGAATATGAATGCTTATGTAATTTATAAAGAATTATCATGGCTGAAATACAATCTATTTCTAAATCTATAAAAATAAAGGATTTACGTGCATTGTGTTTATCATGTAATTTAGATACTTCGGGAACAAAAAGAGATCTGAGAAACAGATTAGAATTATATCAAATGAATCAGTTTACACCTTCATTTAATAATTTCGAAGGACAAGATGATTTTCCACTACCACCACCGCCACCGCAAATTTCATCTCCAATACAATCTGATAAAAAAACATATGATAGAAGTTTAGTTTCAGAACAAGATTATGAGTATGAAAAATGTCTACAAGAAGATAGGGAAAAAGAATTAAAAAAGATTGCAACTGAAGACATTGCAGATAAAAATAATGATAAAGAAATTACCACTGAAGACAGTGAGAATGATGTAACTATAAAAAAAATTGATGATGAAGAAGAAGAAATTTATTTAACTAAAGAAGAATTACGAGAAGCACGTTTGAAGTTCTTCTCTTAATTCTTTATAAATCTGAATTGATATTTTGATCAACCATTTCTTTATGTTTATTTATGTAATTTTGTACCCTTCTCAAAGCATTTTCAGTTGGTGGGTCTAATTCATATCTATTCGTTTTTATGTTAAAGAAACTATGTCTTCTCATAGGATAAGGAATCATACTTGGTATATCTTGTTTTTTGATTTTGATAGTATTATCTTTCTGATCCATATCTTTGATTTCTTCCATTACTTTGTCTTATAATTTATAAGACAAATAAGATCATTTTTTATTAAAACATATCGTTGTATTTATGAACGTTTATAGATGGTTTATTCTTTTTTGAACTGAATAAATTAGGATCCCATTCTTTTTCTTCATCACGTTTTATTGTATTTCCAGAAGATATATAATTTTGATTGTGGTAATCCCACAGTTCTTTACTTCCTAATTTGAAATCAGCATGAGGTTCTGCTTTATACCAAAAAACTTGATCTTCTAAATTGTTTGATTTGGAATTATTATTGATTACTAAACATTCGTAATTTTCTGTAGTTTGATCCATGACTTCACAGAATACTTCAAATGTTGGAAACATACCAGCATAACATTCATATAATCGTTTTCTATTCTGAACAATATTTTCTCGTAATATAAATACATAATCTATATTTGTTCTTAAATTTGGTGGTATACCTAGTGCATATTGCATAGTAATTATAAAAAATACTTTCCAATGTCTACCATTCATAAATAAAGACCTTACAAATTTACTTTTAGTCCAACTATTATCGTAAAGACAATCATCCAAAATTACAAAAGTTCTTGGATCTGTTTTTTTACTTTGATCATTGAAATTAAACGAATTTTTTTCTTTCTTAACTTGTTCCATACATCGAGTTTGCCTTATTAAAACATTTTTTATAACTTCTTCGCTATATTCATTGTGAATAAATAAAGGTGGTACCATTTTCCCATAAAAACAATTTGCCACTTCAGTTGCTGATATTACAGTTCCTACAGGAATATCTTGATGATAATACAATAAATCTCTGCATAAAAAACTTTTACCAGTATCTCTTTTACCTATCATAACTACAACTTTGTCATCACTTATACTAGCCATGTCGAATTTTCGAAGTTGTAGTTTCATTTAGAGAGTAGTTTATAAAAATGAATATAATTAGACCGCAATAATTATGTATCATGGAGGAATTGTATCACACCCGAAGTAAAGCCTACAACATTTTAGATAAAATTATTCAAGATGAATATATTTCTAGAAATGTTGAGAAAGGGATATACAATTATACAATATGGAAATCAAAAGAGAGACGTCAAAGATGTATGTGGGATAATATACACTTCTTGAATATGTATGTTAATAAAGTAAGACAAATTGTCACAAATATCTCTCCAAATACATATACAGATAAGACACAAACACTAAAACGATTGAAAGAAAAACAGTTTCTACCACATGAAATAGCATTCATGACATGTTACGAAATATTTCCTGAACATTGGGAATCAATCATTGCTGAAAAGAAAAAGAAAGATGCCATGATGTGTGAAATTGATTTTGGTCAAGCGACAAATCAATTCCGCTGTATGAAATGTAAAGGAAATAAAACAACATATTATACTATGCAAACTCGTTCTGCAGATGAAGGTGAAACAATATTTATCACATGTTTAAATTGTGGTAAAAGATGGCGTAAATAAATATGTTAATTTAATTGTCTATTCGCATCCGATTTCGAGTGGTTTACGGTTAATGTCGGGGTCGATTGTTGATTGTAACCAAGGGCTAACTAATGTTTGGGGGTTTGGAGGTTCGCTACGCAATTGAAGATTGGCATTACGCATTGATTGACCTACGGTATTAATAC